CGTCGGATCGAATGTGCCTTACGCGCGGCGGCTGGAGCTCGGCTTCTTTGGCGCGGATGCGCGCGGCCGCAACTACAACCAGGCGGCACGGCCGTTCCTGCGCCCGGCGTTGCAGGAAAACCTGCCGCGCATCCTCCAGATCATCGGGGGCGGCTGATGGATTTCACCACCGCCATTCATGATACTCTGGCAGCCGACGCCACGCTTGTCGGGCTGATCGCGAGCTATCCGAGCGGGTCACCGGCAAGCCCGGCCGTGTTCACCGGCTGGCCCGTGCCGCCGGACGCCGAGCGGCCCTATGTGTTCTCCCGCGGCGAAGTGAGCGGGCGGCATTTCGACGACCTCGACAATGCTGCGGGCAAACCCGGCCAGGACGTGCTGCGCGACGTGTTCGTGATCGCGGACAATGACGGCAGCGAGCTTGCCGTCGAGGCTATCGCCCGGCGCGTCCGGGCCATCCTGCATCGCGGCGCGCTGACCATCAGCGGCGGGCTGCATGTCATGACGCAGTGCGTCAACGGGCCATTCGTGGCCGAAACCGACGCCTCGCTCACCGGGCGGGGACTAACCTTCCGCATCGTCGCAAAGGAGACGTAAATGGCCGCTCTCGAAACCTTTGGCCTCAAGCTCTATCTCGGGGGCTCCGGATCCCCGACTGTCTACACCCAGATCGCGGGCGTGACCTCGATCGGGGGTCTGTTCAGCTTCGACCGATCGATCATCGACACGTCCGTGATCAGCAATACCGTCAAGGAGTTCCTCGCCGGTCAGCTCGACCCCGGTTCGGTCGACTTCGAACTGCTGTTCGACCCGCAGGAGGCCACTCACGGTGACAGCACGGGCCTCATCAACACGATGCTGACCCGCGGCGCGTTCTCGTGGTGCCTCGAGATCCCGCCTAGCGTCGGCGGGTCGACCACGACCTACATGTATTTCCAGGGCGTGACGATCCAGCTCAACCCGGCCGGCGCGCAGGACGACGTTGCCCGCGCCCAGGTGTCGATCAAGATGTCGGGGCAGCCGGTCTTTACCACCACCGCGCCGCCGACCTCGTAAGGGGCGGCAGATGCGGAAGGCGGCTCATACGGGCGAGGTTCGCCTCGACGTTGACGGAGCGGGGGAAATCCCGCTCCGCTTCAAATGGTCGGCGATCTCGGAATTGCAGACAGCATATGGCACCGAGTGGGAGAAGGAAGTCAACCGGATCTGCGTCGGTCTCGATGCCGCCGGGATGGCAAATCTACTGGCTATCGGCAGCGACAAGCCGGCCGATTGGTGGACGGAGAAATCACCGCCTTTCGTCCTGGCGGCCAAGGCCATTCAGGAGGCGCTGCATCTGGCGTTCTTCGGCGCGGGAGGGATGGACGAGGCGGACCCTCCAAAAGCCGACGTGTCGATGATCCAGTCTGCACGGCATGGGAAGTCTGGATCGAGCTCGGGGCGTCGGCGAGCGAATTCTGGGGACTGACTCCATGGCAGACCATGATCGGCGCGAAGGCATTGGCGCGGAAGGCGCAGAGGGACGCGAAGGCAAGAATGGCAGCGGCATGGCACACGGCGAGATTCCATCGCATCAAGCGGATGCCGCATCTCAGGCAGGTCATCGGAGATACGGAGCGGCCCGCCCAGAACAGCGATGAAATCGTCGCGGCTCTGAGGGCGAAATTCGGAGGCGCGGCAAATGGCTGAATTCGGCGAAGTCGGCAGCGCCAGCGTTGCAATTCGGGCGGATTTCGCGCCGTTCAATCGCGATCTCGCTGGCGCCCGCGATCGCATCGGCAAGCAGGGTGACAGGTCCGGGCGCCGCTTCAATGAGCGGTTCACAGGGCGACTGCGGGACGCGCGCGGGCAACTCGCGAAACAGGGCGAGGTCGCCGGCCGGACCTTTGGCGAGGGCTTCACTTCGTCTGCCAGCAGGTTCATCGGCCCCGCGCTCGCCGGTCTCGTGTCCGTTGCGGCAATCCAGAGGCTCGGCGATGCCCTGATCGGCGCGGCCCGCCCCTTCAATGCCGCGCTGGCGGAAACATCGACCCTGATCGACGGCACGGCCGAGGAACTGGATTTCCTCAGCGAAAAGGCGCTGGAACTCGGCGCCGCCTTCGGTACCAGCGGCGCGGAGCAGGTCAGGGCGTTCTATCAGGCCATCAGCGCTGGCGCGGGCGACGTGCGTGAGGCGTCCGAGCTGCTGGATACCGCGAACCGGCTCGCGATCGGCGGAGTGACAGACCTGGTAACGGCCGTTGATGTTCTGACCACTGCGACCAACGCCTATTCCGAAAGCGGCCTGACCGCCGCCGATGCTTCGGACATTCTGTTCACCGGCGTGCGCGCGGGCAAGACAACGGCGGACGAGCTTGGCGGTGCGATCGGTCGCGTCGCGACCATCGCCGCCAATGCCGGCGTCGGGTTTGATCAGCTCGTCGCCGCCGTCGCCGCGCTGACCAGCGCCGGTATCAACACGTCCGAGGCGGTTAACGGCGTCCGCGCCATCATCGCGGCGACGCTGAAGCCGTCGGCTGAGGCCACAAAGCTCGCCAAACAACTCGGGCTCGAATTCAACGGCGCGGCTCTGAGCGCGAAGGGGCTGCAGGGCTTCCTCGCCGATCTGGAGGAAAAGACGGGCGGCAGCAACGAGGCAATGGCCGTCCTGCTCGGCGGCGTCGAGGCTCTGGCGCCTGCCATCGCGCTGACGGGCGGCGCGGCGGCAAAGTTTGCCGACACGATGGAGGATATGGGCAATCGCACCGGCGCGACCGAAGCGGCGTTCGACAAGGTGGCCGACAGCCTCGATCAGCGCCTCAATGTCGTCATGGGGAAATTTACCACCGAGGCCGAGCGCGCCGGAAGCCAACTTCTCTCCGTGCTGGTCCCCGCGCTGGAGTCGACTGCGGAAAATCTCGACGTGCTCGGCGATGCGCTGATCGTTCTGACGGCGACGCAGATACCGCGCATGGTCGCGGCGCTCGCCACCATGACAGCGGGCATGACCGCGCTTGGCGGTGCTGCCACGGCCGCGAAGGCGGCCCTGTCCGTGCTCGGCGGCCCGATTGGCATTCTGGTCGGCCTCGTGGCCACCCTCGCGCTCAATTTCGACGATGCGACGGAAGCCTTGGGTCGGCTTACCTCCGGCTCTGCCGCGCTGAAAGATGCGACCGACAAGGTAAAGGATTCGGTCCGCGCAGAACTTGAAGGCACTAATGCGCTTTCGCGCGAACTCGCGACCGCGACCTCGCTTTCCGTCGATGCGGCGAAGCAGAAACTCGCGGAGGCAAAGGCCCGTTTCGAGAATGTTCGCGCGGCCATCGCCGAGCAGCGCGCGCTTGCCCTTGGCAGCGATCGCTATGCAGAGCTTTCAAAGCAGATCAGGGGGCTTCAGGGCGCGGCGGGTGCGATCGAAGAGAAATTCGTGCGGGGTCAGCGCGCCGATGCATTCGAGAAGCAGCAGCAAGCGCTCGCGGCGCTCATTGCCGAGCGGGGCAGGCTCGTTCAATCCGATCAGGAAATGGTCGCATCGGCAAGGGAAGCGGAATCCCAGATCGCATTTCTCAATAAAGCAATCGCGGCGGCGAAAGACGGCATCGTCACAATTAACGAGCCGCCCAGCCTTCCCGAACTGCCAGGGGACGCTGGACAGGGCAGCGATAGCGCCGACAAGCGAGCGGACGCGATCGACCGATTGAATGCTTCCATTGGCGAGCAGATCAGGCGGGAGGCGCGCGCGCGGGAGGAAATCGGCGCCACGATCGCAACCATCGGCGAAGAGAAAGGCGCCCGCGAGGCGCTGATCGATCAGCTTAGGGTGCAGCAACTCGAAGAAGACATTTTGCGCGAGGCCAGGCAGAGCGGCCTTGACCTGACCGAGCAAGAGGTGCGCCAAATTCGCGAGCAGATTGGCCTGCTTGCAACCGTCACCGACCTGCGAAGCCGCGACGAACAATCGCTGCGCCGGCAGGAAGACGCCGCCGAATCCGCGCGGCAGGCTCAGGAGGATATGGCGTCCGCGCTAAAATCTACCGGGGATGAGTTGATCCGGGCGGCGCTCGAGGGCGGCAACTTCATCGAAATCCTGTCGAACCTCGCGCTGAAGCTTTTGGAAATTCAGGCCATTCAACTGACGCAGCCATCGGGTGGCGGCGGCGGAGGCGGCGGCTTGCTCGGCAGCATCCTCGGCGGCGTGCTCAATGGGATTGCCGGCGGCATCGGCGGCGGGCTGGCCGGCGGCGTCACCACGGCCGCCAACAATCCATTCTCCGGCGAGTTGTTCAGCAGCGCGACGGGCCAGGTGCTTTTGCCGGCGCTCGCGGGCGGCGGGCATGTGTTCGGGAGCGGCACAGGAACCAGTGACAGCATCCCCGCCATGCTTTCGGATGGGGAATTCGTGATCAATGCCAAGGCGACCGCGGAATTCCTGCCGCTGCTGGAAGCGATCAACAGCGGTGATGCGGTCTCGCAATTCGCCTCCGGGGGCGCGGCGATCACTCGCCATTACGGATCGGGCGGCATGGTCGCGCCCGTGTCCGCGGGCGATGCCATCCGCAATCTTTCGATCTCGCGCAGCTTCGCGGCCGGCGGGCTCGTCATCAATCGATCCGGGATCGGGCAAACGGTTTCGCGGAGCCTGGTGGACGTGCGGCGCTATGCCAGCGGCGGGTTTGTGAGCGGCACGTCTTCCGGTTTCGGCGCGCAGATGCTACGGCAGGCCGATATCGCGGACCGGGCTCCGGCCGCTTCCGCGTATCTCACGAAGGACGATCTCAATGATGCCCTTGCCAATAGCGGCCCCGGCGCGCAGTCTGGGCGGCCGGTCACCGTGACCATGAATATCCAGACGCCGGACGTAGGCAGCTTCCGGCGATCGCAGGGCCAGGTTGCCGCGGAACTCGGGCGCATGATCCGGCAGGGGCAGGCGCGACAGACATGAGGGGCGCCAATGTCATTCGACTGGCTGGAGGATGACTTGTTCATCGATACGCTATTCCCGCTCGATCTTTCGACCGGCGCGACCGTCAATGTCGAATTCCAGACGCTGATCACCCGCGTCGACAACGGATTCGAGACGCGCAATCCGCGATGGAACAACGCCATCCGGTCCTATACGCTCCGCACCGCGCGGAGCCTTGAG